GGAGCGTAACCATGCTCTTAGGAAGTGATTACGGATTTGCATCTCTACCTTTTGCGTCCATTACCAATCAAAACAGTGTAACTATTACCCCTACTAAGATTCAAGTAACTCTTGGTATTGGAAATATTGGTATTACAGCTGATTCTATCACAGAACTTCCACATAGCAGTCAAGTTGTTCTAGGACTGGGAACAGTTACAATTACAGCTAGTGCCGAGGTTGATCCAACTAAATCATCATATGTTTTAGGTACTGGAAACGTGACTGTTAGCGCTGATGCTAATGTTACTGCTGTTAAAAACCAGGTTGTAATTACTTCAGGAACTGTTACAATCGAAGCTGACGCAAATGTTACACCTACAGGAAGCACTTTCACGCTTTCTTCAGGAGTGGCACAAGCGATAACATGGAGTGAAATTGGACCGGGTGTTACAATGGTATGGACACCAATAGTTCCTTATTAAAATTATGGCATCAAGTTATTCAACAAATACACAATTAGAAATTATCACAACCGGTGAAAAAGCTGGTCAATGGGGTACTATCACCAATACCAATTTACAAATATTAGAACAAGCAGCGAGTGGGGTAGCCTCTGTAGATATGGCAGCAGCCAGTGTTACGCTTACCTTAACAGATGGAGCTACTTCTAATGGTAAAAATATATACCTTAGACTTTATGGTACATTAGCTGCAAATAGAACTCTTACAATGCCAGCAACAGCCAACAGAGTTTGGTTTATAAAAGACGATACAAATAGAAACGGAACTAATAAATATACTTTAAGTGTTTTAACTGCATCAGGTACAGCGCAACCTGTTCCAGTTGGAGCCACTATGTTATGTAAATCTGACGGAACTAATACTGTAGTTACACTTTTAGAAAAAGGTTATGTTCCTATCGATCATACCTACACACCTTATTTAGCTGTGGCCGGAGATCAAATTTTTTGTAATACCTCTTCAGCTATCTTAACCGTAACTCTCCCTGCTTCACCAGCAACGGGCGATGAAGTTACTATTATTGATTCAAGAGGAAACTTTAATTCTAACAATGTTACTGTTGGTAGAAATGGGTCCAATATTATGAGTGCCGCATCTGATGATGCCTTAACAGTCGATGGTCAATCATGCAAACTTATTTATTTAGATGCAACTAGAGGCTGGGCTTATAAAAACAATACGACAGTATTCCCAACATAGGAGCTTAAAAAATGGCTCTTACATCCATTAAATTTTTACCCGGGATTGATAAACAAGACACAGCGGTCGGTGCTAATGGTCGATGGGTAGATTCAGATAATGCTAGATTTAGATATGGTCTTCCTGAAAAAGTAGGAGGATGGGCTTCTTTATTATCAGACACAACAATTCATGGAGTTGCTAGAAAAATTCATGCATTCGTTGATACCGATGGCAATAGATATGTGGGTATCGGTACCGATAAATTTTTACTTATTTATTTTGAAGGACAACTTTACGATATTACTCCGTGGCGTTCCAATGATGCCGGAGTACAAACAACTTTTACATCTTCCACTTTAGCAACAGATAGTACATCAGTTAAAACGTGTACTATTACTACAACTTCAGCGCATAGTTTAGAAGCGGGAGATATGATAGTTTTAGATGCTGTCACTCTGCCGGGTGGTACTGGTTTAAATGCTGCTGACTTTGAGGATAAACTTTTTCAAGTTTTAACTGTTCCAACAAACGTTACATTTACTATTAATTCAGAAAATCAAGCAGGTTCAGTTGTAGCCACAGGTGGAAGTATGACTGTTCAACCTTATCAAAGAATTGGTCCTGCCGCACAAACTTATGGGTATGGATTTGGTGTTGGAAACTATGGAGGAAATATTTCAGGAAGTCTTTCAAATGATTTGGATGGAGCATTAAATGCCGACGCTGCTGGAACTGGAGGAGTAGGAACTTCAGTAACGTTAACTTCTAGTACTGGCTTTTCTAATCCGGGTGTAGCATCCGTTGGCGTATTAGGCACAGGAGAATTAATTTCTTATACCGGTATTACACCTCCAGACTTAACTACTATTACAAGGGGTGCTTATGGAACTGCAACTCCTGGAACTTCAAACGGACAAGCTCATAGTGATGCAACTATTGTTTATGATGCAACTGATTGGAATGGCTGGGGAGAAGCGGTTAATGCTTCTAGTGTCACACTTGAGCCTGGACTTTGGTCATTAAGTAACTGGGGCCAAGTTTTAGTTGCAACAGTTTCAAATGGAAAAACTTTTACATGGGATTCAGGAATAAGTGGATCAGCAAGATTTACGGCAAGAGCTTCAACGACTACAAATAATTATGCAACGAATGTTACTGGAGCTTCAGGAAATCCAACAGCAAGTAGATTAACTTTAATATCACCAACTACAAGACACTTAATTCATTTAGGAACCGAAACAACTGTGGGAGATTCAACAACGCAAGATGATATGTTTATCCGGTTCTCGGACCAAGGACAAATAAATACTTATGCGCCAGCAGCTGATAATAGTGCTGGGACGTATAGACTTCAAGATGGTACCAGAATTATAGGAGCCATCGTTGCTAAAGAAAATATTCTAGTGTGGACTGACAACGCTTTATACTCAATGAAATTTGTTGGTTCGCCATTTACATTTGGATTTGAACAGGTTGGGACTAACTGTGGTTTAATTGGCCAGAATGCTTGTTGTGAAATTGATGGTGTTGCTTATTGGTTAAGTAACAATGGATTCTTTGCATTTGATGGTACGGTTAATTCATTACCATGTGCCGTTGAAGATTATGTTTATGATAATTTTGATACTACTAAAGGTCAACAAGTATCGGCTGGTATTAATAATCTATTCACAGAAGTTATTTGGTACTACCCATCTTCAGGATCTACTTACAATGACAAATATGTAGTATTTAATTATGGGGAATCGAAACAAGTCCCTATGGGTAATTGGTATACTGGAGTAAATACAAATTCAATTAGAACTTCTTGGATTGATGCTATCGTTTATCCAAAACCTTATTCAACTTATTTTAATAGTGGGGCTGTAGGAACTTTTCCAGAGATTATAGGAGCACTGGGTTTAGGTCAAACAACTTTCTATGAACAAGAAACAGGAACCGATCAAATTAATCCTGACGGCAGCACCACTGCTTTAACATCTTATATTGAATCTTATGATATAGCACTACAACAAGAACAACCAGAATTGTTTTTAGCGATGCGAAGATTTGTACCTGACTTTAAAACATTAACTGGTAATGCTAAAGTAACTATTGGATTAAAAGACTATCCTTCTTCAACAGCAGGGAATAGTACCTTCAGTCCATTTACAATTACATCTGCAACCACTAAAGAAGACACAAGAGCTAGAGGAAGATATGCTAGTTTAAAAATAGAGAATGATAGTGCCGGAGAAACATGGAGATTTGGAACTTTTCAAATAGATTTACAACCAGATGGGAGAAGATAATGACAAAAATAGTAGTAAGATTACCAGAACCTAAACGAGAATATACAGAAGATAACCAAAGACAAATTAACAGAGCAATTAGTTCTATTATTGAACAGTTAAACTCTACCTATTTACAACCAGATAAGGATGATCAAGAAAGATTTAATTTCTTCATGTCATAATGGCAAACGTATATAAAAATATCCAGTCTAAAATAACATCTACAGCATCGTATGATGATATGTATGAATCTCCGACGGCTACCTCTAGTATAGTTAAAAGCGTTAAATTATATAATACGCATAGTGGAGCTTTAACCGTAGATGTAAAAGTGCATGACGCCACTGATGCAACGGACTATGAATATGATTCTTTTAGTATAAATGCCAGTGGGAGTATTGATTTACTGACCTTTAACAATGTCATTATTTTAGAGGCAGGAGATAAAATTAAGATGCAATGTGCCACAGGAAATGTTATAAAAATGACAGCTTCTGTATTACAAATTTCAAGACCTACAGAGGTCACAACAACATAGGAAAATATGCCCTTCATAGAACAAGAAGCTAAAGACGAAATACAAACGATAAAAGGTGAAAAGGTTAGAGTTATTACACCTGAAGTAGAGGTAACACTAACTAATACTGAAACAGGTCAAGAGTATTTATCAGACAAAGAAGCTGACGATGATGTAGATCATCCAGAGACTGCTACTAAAAGAGAACATATTAAAAGAGACGTGCACATAAAAGTCAAACAAGTTATCTTAGGTGCTCAAACCAAGGGATTGTAAAACAAAGTAAAATAGGATATTTTAAACGACTATGGCAATTACAGACATTATTGAAGAATCAGAAATGATAGATACTGGTGCTCCGAGCATCAAGTACGAAGGAGACAGACCTCTTAAGAAAAAGGAAATGTTAATGGCGGGTCCGGATTGGTACATCAAAAGAATAGAACATTTAATGTATAATTTTGATTTGGACTATGAGGAAGCTGGTGAAATAGCTTATGATAGTGAAAAGTATTATGAATATATTGGACATGATCCCTATGAATCACGGAACACGGACCAAGAAGAAATCGTAGAAGAAGAAGGAATTATGAGAGCGGCTAATGGTGGGAGAGCTGGATACAAAAACGGTAAAGCTGTAATGCAAGATGGTTATTTAAATTATACTAAAGGCTCTGATTCAGTCACTGTTCCACGAAAATTTAAATCACGAGAAAATGCTACACCGACTAAATTAGCTTATATTACAAAAGATGAAGCTGGTATTTTAAAAGCTTTAAAACCAGATACTCCTCACAAAGGACCGAGAGGTATACCTAGTTATGATGATTTTGATGCAGACATGGGTTATCGATCAGGTGCTGCGATGAGTGCTGCGGAAAGTGGAAGTCCTCAAAATGAAAGACAAAGAGCTGATTTAAGACAAGCAAAAATTTCTCCCCAAGAAGCACAAAGTATTCGTGCAGGAGCCATAGCTGCCGGAGCTGGTCCAACACAAACTGACAGTAAAGAAACTATTGAAGAAGCCAAACAAATGAAAAAAGGAAACGTTTGGGATGACGTTAACAAAAAATTTGTCCACCCAACAAGAAAACTTTTATACAATGTATTTCCTAATAATCCTGCAAATGAACATAGATACATAAACTATTTAAAAAGAAATTTAGGCCAAGGACAATCACTTCCGGTTTGGATGGAGGAATTATTACAAGAGGAAAAAAAATTATCTTTTGATGATTTTGAAAAACTAAGAACCTATAAACCTGATTTTTTAAAAACTCCAGGCACTACATTTGTCCCGGGTTCTGTAAGTATGGGTGGAGGAGATCCACGTAGAGTAAGTCCTTATACAATGGATTTTGCAAGTTATTTAGGATCAGGAATGGATACAAAAAGTGGTATTGGAAATTTTGGTTTATTATCGAGCGGTGATCTTGGAAATTTATCTAGCCTTAAAAACCCAGGAACAGTTATAGATCCTGCAACAGGAATGCCTATGACAGATCTAGTGTGGGAAAAAACTAAAAGAGAGTCAGGTCAAGGAGCATCAAGCTATGACCGGGGTCCAGGAGAAGACTTCAACAATCAGGATCCTTGTAAAGGACCTAACCCTCCAGCGTATTGTTTTACTGGTGGTAAAAAAAAGGATGAAGAAGCTGAAGAGGAAGATTGGTGGATGCCTTTAGCATTCAGAGCTGAAGGTGGAAGAGTACCTGCAGCTTACGGTGGAATCATGGGTGATGATGGTAGACGTGCTTATGGTTTAGGAAGTATATTTAAAAAAGTTAAAAAGATATTTAAAAGTCCATTAGGTAAAGCTGCACTATTAGGTTTAGGTGGTTATAAAATGGGACTTTTTGGTGGTGGAAAAAACTTTAAGCTGACGGAGATGATTATGGGTAAAGGTGGTAAAGGTGGTCTATGGAATTGGGCTAAAAAAAATCCTTTTGCAGCGATCAGTGGTGTAAGTGCCCTAACAGGTCTAATGGCTAATAGAAATTATAAAAAATATGATGACTGGGGAGACAATGATGATGGTACTGGTCTGGGGGATTTAGATAAATATAGATATTATTACAATCAAGCTGATGGCGGAAGGATCGGAGCTCAAGAAGGAGGGCTCATGGACATGGGAGGTATGGAAAAAGATTATAGAGAAGATGGTGGATTCGTTCCAATAGGTGGTAAAGAAAAAGCGGACGATGTTCCAGCTCGATTAAGTAAAAATGAATTTGTATTTACAGCGGATGCTGTAAGAGGCGCTGGCGGAGGAGATATAGACAAAGGATCAGAAGTTATGTATAATGTAATGAAAAACCTAGAAGCCGGAGGTGACGTATCAGAAGAAACGCAAGGCTTAGATGGCGCTAGAGAAATGTTTCAAACATCACAAAGATTAGAGGAAGTGCTATAATGGCTTTACAAGAAACTAGAACCCGTCCCGCTAAATTTATAGAAGATATAGGTGTTGACCTAAGTAAATCGCTAATAGCATCTACTGGCGCACCAACAATGTCGCAAGGGATTGCGGCTTTAGGCGCAAGACCAACAACAAAAGAATCATGGGAAACAGCAGAACAGTTTGCCCAAAGACAAAAAGATTTCGACGCTAGAAGATTAGGAGCACAAGCATTTGAAAGAAGACAACAAGATTTAAAAGGTATTGCACCCCAAATAGCAGCACAAGACCAAGCACAAAAAGACGCTTATTCAATGGCAACTACTGGTATAGGAGCCTATAAACCATATGTTGCAGGAGCAGAACAAGTTATGGGAGCTGGCGCTGGAATAGGTGCTGGTTCTATTGCAGAATATATGTCACCATATCAACAACAGGTGATAGATGTTACGTTAGAAGAATTTGATAGGAACGCAGGAATTAACAGACAAAAAATGAGAGATCAAGCTGTTAGAGCTGGAGCTTTTGGTGGTGGTAGAGATCAAGTTATGCAATCAGAATATCAATTAGGAAGTGATAGAGAAAGAGCTTTACTTCAATCAGGATTATTACAAAAAGGTTTCCAACAAGCACAGGCAGCTAGAGGCCAAGAATTTGATAGACAAAAAGGTCTAGCAAGTATGGTACCAGGATTACAACGACAGGATGTTACAGCTTTGGGTCAAGTGGGCGCAATCCAACAGGCACAAGACCAAGCGGGTCTAGATGCGCAAAGAGAAGCAGCAAGGCAGGCTACTTTCTTACCGCAAGAAAACTTACAAAGATACGCAGGTCAAGTTACAGGATTAATGGGTGGATATCCTGCACAAACACAATCAACTAACGTACCTAACCCATCACCTATGCAAACTGCAATGGGAATGGGATCCACACTCGCTGGAATTTATGGTGCTCTTGGTAAGGGGTACTCCAATTTTTTTGGCACGGGTCAGAAACCTGCTAGTGGTTAATCATGAGAAGTTCTAGAACTTTAAAACGACCGATGTTTAGAATGGGTGGTAGCACTGAAGGAATTACTTCAGGGTTAGCCGCTCCAAGAACAGGTTTCAAAGAGTCTTTCTTTGATGTTGGAACGCAATCACAGTTAACCAAACAATGGTATGATAGTACCAGACTTCAAGAAGAATTTCCAACGGTAGAAGAGTATTTAGAAGCCGTGGCTGAAACAATTAAAACCCATGAATCATTATCATCAGGAGATCAAACTGGTATGGGATCTTCTGAACTAGAGGATCAAGTAGAGAAATATAATAAAGTTATTGGAGAAGTGAATCAAGCTACTGGTTTAAATACTCCTAAGTATCAAGTAGATTATGATAAGTATACATACGGGGAACATACTGTGCCTACTAGACAATGGGGACCAGATAGAGGAACTACTTATAGTCCACGAACAAAGATCGAAGGTGATGATAGTGATTTAGATGCACAGGGAGATACAGCTAATATTTTTAACACGCAAGGCGGTAATCAAGGTGGTAATCAAATCCGTTCTTATGGTGGGAGTGGTGATGAACTTATTACTGATGAATTAATAGAAGAATTCAACAGAGCAAAAGGAAAAATACCTTTTTATCAAAGACCAGAGGGTGAAGGTCTTTCAAGATTTTTAACTTCTTTTGGTTTAGATCTTATGTCAAGACCTCCACAAGGTGGATTCCTTGCAACTGCTGCAGAATCAGCTAAAGGACCAACAGCACAATTATACAAAGACATCGATACTGAGAGAGCAATGAAGTATCAAAGTGAAGCCGACCTATTTAATACTTTAGTAGGTGCAAAAGCAAAAATTATGGCTGAAAGAGCAGGTAATGAAGGGGCAGCTGATATGTTTAAGGATGAAAAATTAGCGGCTCTTGGAACAGAAACTCTTAATAGATTATTTAAACACAATGATACATGGGATTCTAAATGGGATAAGATGTCTGAAGATGAGAGGCTTAAAGATCCTGATTATGTTAGTTGGCAACGAGAGAAGAAAAGAATTGATTTAGAATTAGATAGATATCAAAAAGATGTGGGAGTTGATATAGAATTCTTATGGGGTGGGGCCAAAGGGATGGAAGATATTCAATGGGAAATATCAGAACAACTTAAATCTAGTGATAAACCAATGATAGGGCCTGATGGAAAAGCTATGTTAGACGAAGATCAAGAGGTGATAACCGAAGGAGATTTTTATTCGGATGATGAGAACAGAGGTAAACTAAGACTTAAAATAATAGAAATAGTACAAGATAAAATTAAGACAGCACAAAATAGACAACGAGGATGGGAAGGAGCTACAGGTGGTAGAGTGGGATATGCTAATGGAGAATTAGTTGAACAAGTTGGCATGGACGTTATGACTCCTCAAGGGAATGTAGCTATGGAAGAGACAGTTGAGGAGGGTGTAATGCCGGAACAACTTTCTTATCAAGAATTAAGATCAAGACTCCCTCAAGAAATTTCAAATGAAATAGTACAACTATTAGTTAGCAGTGCAGAAGCCCTAGCAGACTTTGCAGAAATTCAAACTCAAATAGATGTAGATAATTTCAATGCTAAATATGGAGTAAACTTATTGCTACCATCGGAGGCTTAAAATGGCCGAAGAAAAAGACATTTGGAAAAATATTCAAGACACATGGAGTGGTAATATCACACCCATGTCAGAAAAATATTCTATTAAAGAAGATTTAAAATCACAAGAATATCCCTTTAGAGTTAAACCTAAAAAGAAAAAGAAAGCTGACATAGAAAAATATTCTGATTTTGAAAGACTTCTTATCGAAACTTCTGAAAAAATAACTCGACCTAAAAAGAAACCTGTTAAGTATACTAAAGAAGGTGCCTTAGATGCAATATCTGCGTTAGGTTTTATAGGGACGGGTCCTCAAGCTTATACTCTTCACAAACTTAAGCAACAACAAAAGTCTAAAAAGTTTCAAAAGAAAAGAAAATATGTAGAAGGGTATACCGACATTGCTACTCAGTTAATGAAAGGAACGGGGAACTTTGTTCAGGCAGCTAGTGAATGGGTTCTAACACCTATTGATTGGGCATTCAGTACAGAGTTTCAAAAAAAATTTAATAAGTCAATAGATGAAGACATGTCTTTTGCTGCAGAGGAACCTGAAACAATTCCAGGATCAATTTCTAAACTAATTGGAGAATATGCAATACCTGTATCAGTTGCCACTAAAATTAGATCAAAGCTTCTTCAATGGAGTAAACTAAAATGGTTACAAGAACGTAACAAAGTTAGTAAAGCTTCTAAGATTGCAACTAGAATGGCTGAAGGTGCTTTCATCTTAGGATTTGCTGATGCATTTTATGGTAGTGGCTCTGAACCAGATATGGACAGAGGAATTGCTTGGGGTACTTTAATAGGGGAACCAGACAAAGGACGAATTAATAAACCCATTGATACTAAAGGTTTAACAGGGCCAGAATTATCTAGAGCTACTTTAATTAATAAGGTTAGATTTGCTAGAGAAGGAGCAATAATTGGTGGTGGTTTTCCACTGGTTGGAAAAGCAGTTCAACAAGTTTATAAACATTTAGCAAAACCGGTCATTGGAAAAACAGTGGGTATCACTTTAAAAGGAACGGATAAAACTTTTTCCTTAGCCTCTTTTCTTTTAGCAAGAACTCCCGGAGTGCCGGCGACGGCAAAAATTGTCAGGGATTGGACCGGTGCGGTATTAACTAAAGCAGTTGTTCCTACTTTAACTAGAAACTTAAGAATGCCAACCAAGAAAAATAAATCTTTAATAAGACAGCTTCCTCCTTTTGATGAATGGAAAATGATTCCTGAAACTACACCTGATAAAGGTTTGAAAAGACTTAAAAAATTTTCAGATTTCTTAAGCTATTTTTCATCTTTTGGAAAGAACAATAAATTTCTTGGAACGATTGATGAAGAAGCAAAATTAGTTATTAGATCTAAAGGTAAAAAAATATTTAAAGTATTGGATGATATCAATGCAACAACTTATAAACTGGCTGAAAGTTTTCAGAAAAGATATAATACAAATATGACTTCTCCCGTAGGAGAAAAATATTATGCTGATCAAGTATTATCATACTTAAAAGGACAACTTGATGGTGGATTAAAATCCTTACCTAAAGAATTAAGATTCTATGCCCATGAATTAAATCAAGAACTAGGTAAGCTTAGAAGATTATATGCAGATGCTTTACCCAATTCTCAAAAATTTGAATCATATAAAGCAACTTTACTAGATGATGTTAAGAAATATTTAAGATCCTCGTTTGGAACTTTTAGTAATCCAATGTGGTTAGTAAGTAATAGAGATAAAATTAATGCATCAAAGTGGGTTGTTACAAATGTAGTTAAAAAAAATAAAGATTATAAAACGGAAGCTAGAAAATTTTTACCAAATGTTACACCTGAAAGAGCTTACATGAAATATGCTCAAAGAATTGTAGAAAATGTTTTACATACAGGAAGAACCGAAGGAGTAAATCCCTTAGCAGCGATTGAAAAAATAGGTATACAACATTTAAGAAATGATAAGTTTAAGTTTCTTAAAAAAGGAGAACTACTTCCAGAACAAATTAAAAAAGTTTTAGGATACAGACCAGATCTAAGAAACCAAGTTGCTAATACCGCGATGGCAATGGTATCAGAAATTACAACAAAAAAACAATATGATAGAATCGCTAAATATTTATTAGATAGGAAGTATGCTTTTAAAACTGAAGCGGAGGCCATTCCTTATATTACAGGTGCTGTAAAAGTTAACAAAATTCCAAGGTTAGGAGTTCTTCCTAGCGAGATTATAGGTTTATATGTATCCCCTCAAACTAAAAGAATGTTGGAGGGAGTGGGAGGAAATCTAGATAAACTCATAGACATTGCAATCTGGAGACATGCATTACAGTTTAAAGTATTAACTCAAATGGGTAAAACAGTTTTCTCTCCTCAAACTCAAGTTCGTAACGTAGAAGCATCCGCTTTATTTCCTATGGTCAATGGTCATATAGGTGGAAGAGCTAGTGTAATTGATTCAATGAAGATAGTGTGGAGAGATATTTATCCACAACATAGAAAAGTAGATGTAAAAAAATTCTATGATGATATTGAGAAAGAAGTTCGATTAGGAACCATGGATGAAAACGTAATAGCGGCTGAGATCCAAGCAGTAATTAAAGATATTAATAAAGGTGCTATTAATACATTAGATGAACTCTTCCAACGTTTGCAAGATAAACCTATTATTAAAAAAGCTAGTAGGATTTATGCAGGAGGCGATAATCTATGGAAATGGTATGGAAGACAATGGGCTAAGTCTCAATTATCTGCAATCTTTCCAGATAGAAAAGCTTTAACAAATTATATGAAGTACATGGGTCAAAGAGTTAACGAAGATGATTTATTAACAGGTGCCAAAAAAACATTTGATGACTTATTAGATGATGCTTCAGCATGGGAGATAAGAAACACCTATCCAACATACAGTAAGGTACCTCAATTTATTAAAGACATTAGAAAGATTCCTTTCTTTGGAAACTTTGTTTCGTTTCAAGCTGAAATTTTAAGAACAGGGATGAACATTATGAACATAGGATTAAGACAAGCAGCCCATAAAGATGCAAGAATTAGACAAATGGGAATGCGTAGATTGTTAGCAGCTTCTTTAGGTTTCTATGGCTATGGAGCTGGTTTATATCACGGTGCCTTAGCTTTAACAGGGTCAACATCTGACGAATGGGATGCATATAAAAGATCGTTTGCAGCTGATTGGGATAAAGCAGCTAATCTTATTCCACTAACAGATTTTGATAAAGGTAAAGCAAAAGCTATTAACTTCTCATACTTCAGTCCGTATGATGTATTACAAAAACCAGTTGAAGCAGCTTTAATGAAGGCCCAAGAACAAAATTTAAATCCTCAAGAAACTGAAGACTATATTCTTGGATTAATGTTTTCCAAAGATGGTCCACTCATGACGTTAATGGATCCATTTATTGCAGAACAAATTGGTTTAGAAAAAATTCAAGACATCATGCCACCGGGATATTTAATGGGGGGTAGAGGTGGTAAAACAAGTACGGGTTCTCAAGTCTATTCACCTTCGGATAGTTTAAGTGATAAATTTGATAAAGCTTACGAACATATTTTAAATGGTATTGAACCAGGAATAATAACCTCTGGAGAAAAAGTTATTAAAGGAATGTTCTCTGATGTTAAGAAAGGTGGACAACCAGTATCTTTAAAAGACGAATTGTTAGCTTTAATGGCTGGAATTAGAATTATAGATATTGATGTAGGACGTTCTCTTTCTTACAAAGCTGGAAGAATGAATGAATTATTAAGAGCAGTGGATGATGCAGAAAAAATATATTCCGCAGCAGATTATATGAATCGTGGACCAAAAGTTATTGCTGCAGAATATGAAGTGATGCAACAAGAGGCATTTAGAATTCAACAAGAAATGTATAATATTATTCAGGACGCATCAACATTAGATTTGGATAGAAGAGACATCAAAAAAATATTAGGAGATGCTCAGGTATCGGATACTTTATTACGTAATTTATTAAGAGGCACTTTTACTCCCGCTAATTATTCTGAACCTAGATTTAAAAAGAAAATTAAAATTTTGAGAGAGCAGGCTGCACGAATGACTAAGAACGATCCAGATTTAAAATACTATTTAGATGAAAGTTATGCATACCCTAAAGGGGAATTAAAAGATATTAAATATAATTGGAAAAACAGATCTTTAATTGCAGAACAAAAAGAAAAAGAACCTAGTTGGGTAGATAGAACAACTGAGTTTATGAAAGAACAAGTTATTGATAGATTTAATCCTCTAAAAGGATTTGAAAACATTGAAAATATTTTAAGCATTGGTCAACAATCTAAAGTAAACACTCCACCACTTCCGGGTACTCCAATGCCAAATAAAAATCTATTGGCACAGTCACCTCAAAAAATAAATGGGTTGACACGTAGTGAACAGGCGTTACTATCACCGGAAGAAAAAGTAATTGCGGCGAGGACTTAATGGCTAAAAATAATGCTTTACAAAAAATTGAATCTCATGAAAAGCTTTGCAGAATTATGCAAAAGCAAACGCATGATAAGATTCTTAAATTAGAGACACAGATTAATAGAATAGAAAGTATTCTATTAGTATCTGTTGGTGCTTTAATTACTGGTATGTCGTATGTTATTTTTACCTTAATCACACAATAAAATCATGCAACTATCAAAGCACTTTAAATTAGAAGAATTTACTAAATCAATGACCGCTACGCG